AAAGGTGCAAACATTCTACTCATCGATGACCCTGTAAAGAACCGTGAAGATGCAGAGTCTGATAACAATCGCGATGCGATCTGGGATTGGTATACAAGTACGGCGTATACCCGTTTGTCACCAGGTGGTGGCATACTTGTAATTCTTACAAGATGGCACGATGACGATCTTGCAGGTAGGTTGCTGCGTGTAGCAGAAGACGGCGCGGATGAATGGGAAGTGGTTAAATATCCAGCAATCGCTGAAGTAGATGAAGAATTCCGTGAAACTGGAGAGGCGCTCCACAAAGAGCGGTACAGTGAAGATGCACTAGATCAGATACGTAAAGCTATAGGTCCCAGAGACTGGTCGGCACTGTACCAACAGAACCCAGTATCCGATGAAGGTGATTACTTTTCTAGGGACATGGTGCGTTATTACGACTCCGAAGATATAGAATTTGATAAATTAAAATATTATTGTGCGTGGGATTTGGCTATTGGACAACGCGACAGGAACGACTATTCCGTAGGGGTGGTAGTTGGCGTAAGTGAATATGATGAAATTTTTGTGGTAGATGTTGTCAGAGGCAAGTATGATGGATTCGAGCTTGTAGAAAAAATACTAGATGTATACGAGCAGTGGAGACCTGGGATTGTAGGTATCGAGAAAGGGCATATAGAAATGGCGCTCGGTCCGTTC